ATACCGATCTCCTGCCGAGCTTGGTGGGCTCGGAGAGGTGTATAAGAGCCAGGCTGACTAGCGGTCACCCCCCTTCCACCGCCTTTTTCAACCAACGTTCGATTGAAGGCTTGTGCTTCGGCCGACCCTTTCAGGTACGCGGCCCCCAACAGCCCAACCGCCGCCGCCGACAGCGTAAATGGATTAACCAGCCCTGCGATGTACCCCCCCATCGCGCGCGCTGCCGGCCCCACCCCGCCAAACATGTCTTTGAGTTGTCCCCCTTGTTGCAACAGCACCGTCAGCGGACGCTGCCCCGCCTGAAGCGACACGGCAATATCGGTAAATTGTGCAGGCAGACCACGTGTAGCCGCCGCTAGCTGTTTAGCAGACGCGCCGACTTGCGCCATGGCGGGCGCCGTCGCCTGTAAGGCCGCTCTGGCCTGTCCTTGCTTGGCCGTCACCGCCTCCAACTGCGCCAAATATGGCTTCAAATGCTCAACGTCGACACCGCGCTGTTTCGCTAACTCTCGGTAGAATGAAGCCGTCCCGCGCGCCCCTGCCTGAGTCACGGCAATTTGACGCTCAATCTGGTTAATAAGGCTTTGCGTCGAACGTTCCAGCTTCTTGCCGGCACGCGTGCCCTCGTCGGCGGCTTTATTCAAACTTTGCGATGCACCACGCCCGAGATTTTCCAGGGTCTTCTTGGCCTTGCCAGTCTCCTGAGCCACCTCCGCCATGGTGACGGACAGCCCAGACGCATCGCCGTCGACCTGGACAACGCTCCTCACAATCACATCGGTCATGACAAGATCCAAAAAAAAATGCCGCCCGAGGCGGCTACTTGCGGTTTATTTCCTGCATCGCCGCGTCCTCAAGGACGCGGATCTGGTCTTCCAGCTCGTCGTATCGCTCGGCTGACAGGCCCAACCTATCAAGCCTGCGATAGAGGACGCCATAGTCCAGGCCAGTCACGCCAGCAAAGCTGACGCGCCACTGAGTGCGCAGCGCGGCGAATATCTCGAACGCCTGCTGGTTCTCGGGCCATATTTCGACTGGCGGTGCCTCTACGTCCTCCGGCGTCAAGCCAAAAGCCATCAGTTCCTTAGCATCCGGCTCTTTTTTGTACAACGCAGCGCCCAGAGCCATCAGTTTCCCAAACGCGCCTTAACCACCTCATCCATGTAAGCACCAAAGATGGCGCGCGCGGCCCCTACATAGTTCTCAACGAGCTTTTCAACGTTCGCCCGTTCAAAGGCATCCTCCAACTCCCAGCCAGTGGAAATTGCCATGATCAGATCCGTATCCTCCAGCTCGTTGGCCTCTTCCAGAAATTCCTTCAGCGCCTCTTTACCACGGTGCTTGAAGGTGAACTCCACATCAACAAAGCCACCACCAGGAATCGGCATCGGCACCTTGTGCTTGAACGTAGGATTGGGTGTTAATACAAACTTGCTCTTCGCCATGACGCTAGACCTTTTAAAAGTGAATGAATTAATTTAGGCGGCGTAACGAACAGGACGCGACAGTAATGAGAACGTCGCCTGCACACCCATCACTTCCCCCTTCGTCATAGAGGGCGTCTCGTTGAACGAAACATAGCCGTTGTAGAGCAACACAGACCCGTTCGGAAACGCGACTCGCAGTGCTCGTACCTCACGCTTCTCAGCGGCCACTTGCAAGGCCTTGTAGCCTAACAACGTTGGATCGTCAGCCACGGTAATAGACAGCGACTGCGCACTGGCCTGGGTCGGAATTTGGGCCTCAAAATTGCTTTCAAGAAAGCTGTAGGTCGCAAACTGCATTTCTCCGCCAGACGTGCTTGTCTCCAAAATTTGGGTAATTTGCGTAAACCCTGTGATTTCTCGCAAGGTACCCACGCCGGTCCCCGCAGGGAACTGAACAGTAGACGTCGTGTCTGCTCCCTCCAGCGCCAGAGTTCCATTTGCGACGCCCGAAACTCGCCAGATTCGTTCGTTAATTCCTTGCCAGCCTGACTTCACTTCTACAAAGGCGCCGTTAGACAACCCATGCGAAGCACTTGTGATTACGCCGGGGTTAGCATTACTAATAGCGGTGATGCTCTTTGCAGTACCGTAACTCGTGGCAAGCGACAAAATGACCCCATCGGGCAGAGAAACAGCCATGATGACTCCTCGTTCAAAAAATAAAAAACCCGCACGAGGCGGGACAATCAAACCAATGCAGAATTAGCTCGTCAGGTTGGCTCCAGCACCTCACTTTCCAGCTCCAGCACGACCGAAAGCACCACCAACGCTGTTGCATCACCTAACGGAAGTACACGTGCTGATGGACGCGCAACGAAGTAATACGCCCCCAGCCCCGACACGTCGAAACGAAAGCTGCACCGTCCACGTTGATCCAACGCCTCACACAGCAACGCCTGCCCGGGGTCAGTCAATTTGTAGAGATCCAACCGAACGGATTGGGGCAGGCGAGCAACACGCCGCTGATAGGGCACCCTTGTACCAAGCGGATAGAACGGAACCATCTGGTACTGCTTCGCCAATTGACCCACGACGCGTACGCCACGCAACGGCACGAACGCAAGCGCCTCATAGGCGGTTCTCGTCAAATTTTCGGGAGCGGCGCTTGCAATATGTACCGTCGTTCCGGCAAGGATAGAGGGGGTCGTCATCACGTTGCATACCAAATGCTGAAGTCCTGCATGGCGCCCTTGAAGCCGGTTTCCTGGTCCCGCAGCGAGACGGGTGCCCCTTGAGGCAATCCGAAGTATGGCGAGCCACACAACGCCGTCTGCACCTTGGCGATAAGCTCCGACGCCTGCGCCCTGCCCTTCGCCCAGACGGTGATCTGCATGCGCGCGTTCTGCTTGTCCGGCAAGACACCATCCATGAATACCGTGGACGCGCCCCCGACCTGCTGGAACGTGGCGAAAGGCATCGGCGTATCGCCCGCGGCAGCGTCGGGATATACCCGCCCTTCGAAGATCGGCGCCAACGCCTGAAGCATCAACGATTCAACCATTCTGAATCTCCCGCACCTTCTCGGCCAGCCGCCGGCGGCCAGCATCCGCGGCAGCCTTGAGCTTCGCATCCACAGAAGACCGCAGGTAAGACTGGGCGGGAACGAACACAGGCACCTTGAGCGGCTTATTCTTCAGCGTAATCCATCCTCCATCGTCCAACTGAACCACGGCATGGCGCCGCCAATGCCCATATTCAACCAGCCACCAATGGGGCGCCTTCTTGACGTTGACGCCGACCATGTAGGTCTTCCGATCCGGCGTCGACCGCTTGTCGTCGAACCAGCGATAAATGGCGGATTGGAGCTTGCCGAGACGATGAGGGACACGCAGCCGCATTTCGTCATATAGGACGAGGGCCATTGCATGCGCGGCTGGGCGCAATGCCTCTTCCTTGATTCGGTCAAAGAAGGCGCCCACCTGGGCCTCTATGTCTCCCTCCATGGAGAAAGAAACCGAGTTTGCGCGAAAGAGCTTGGCTTTCCTCATAGCACCACCTCGCGTTCGGTCAGCTCTCGACACACCAGATCCGTGTGCTCGCGCCGCTCTTCGTCCGGCAACACAGCATCAACTTCGTATACGTCATCCCCGTGGCGAACTCGCATTCCCGCGAGTACCGAACGGCGATATGGGATGCGGATACTTGCCTTAGCAATTTCCTGCTCCGCCCCCGCCTTGATCGCGGTAATGCCTGACACGTACTTGATCGAGGCCCACGCCTTGCCAGCCACGCGCCAAGCATCCGCAAGGTCATTGGCGGCGTCCCTATCGCCCGTGCGCTCCAAGATCTCGACGCGCCGATTGCGCTTTCCTGCCTTGAACATAGCCAACTCCTTAGTCGGGCCACCAGCGATACGGATTCGCAAGCTCCTCGAATCCCTGGGGAATGTTTGCGAGCACCACGTCGGAGGTCGCCTCTCTGTTGGCGTGCCAATGCCCGATTAGCAGCAGCAAGGCCAACTCGATATCGTGGTCCAAGAGAACGGCGTTCGGAGGCACGGGGTTTGGCACGTCATCTGCCCCTCGGAATAGCTTGCGTCCGGTCTTGTGCTCGAAACTACGAACTGCCGCCCCAGAGAAACGTAGAAGCACCGAATCGTCCGCGTCCTCCGGGTCAATATTCAGGTGATTTCGGATATCGGACAATTCCAGCATATCGCTATACAGGCCGGTTACCTGGCCCACCCCTCGATTAACTACCCGAGCCCGGCTTGCCTTGCAACGCTTTGATCGCAGCCGTGTCTTGCAAGACGCAGCCGAAGCGATGGAAAGCCAGGAAGCCGGTTTGGTCGTACTCGGCGTAACGCTCCACCAGGCGTTTAAGGACCATGTACCGCACACGACGCAGAATGAACTGATCGAAGTCGCCAGCGAACATGAACTTGGCGCCGGCCGCCAGAGCCGGGATGGCCTGGTCGACGACATACTGGTACTTAAGCAGCCGCGCCGGGGCGCCGGCGTCCAGGCCCGGAATCCACAGCGGGCGGCCATTGCCATCTTCCATTTCTTCCAGGATTTGCAGCGTCGCGTCGTTGAAGGCCAGACGAAACTTTGGCGCGTTGCGATAGGCCGGGTCGACAGAGTGGATCAGACCGTTCACTTCCTTCCAGGTGAAGGTGGCGGCCGAGGCGGTCTGCTTACCCACGACAGCAGAGGCGGCCAAGCCCTTGGGCTGCGCTGGCGAGCCGGTTCCCGTACCCATCACGATCAGGCGAGATTCGGCGCGACCGATACGCGAGGCGACTCGCCCGGCCAGGAAGCTTTCCATGTCGATGCCGGTGTCAGCAAGCAGCTCATTCGAAATGCGGATGACCTTGGAGGTCAGCTTATGGGCGCCCAGGGCATCATGACCAAATTCCACATCTTTCTCGCCGGCGTCGGTGTTTTCGCCGATAAGTTCGCCTTCGTCCTCCGTGCCATTGCTTGTGGGCCATTCGATAGGACCGCCGCCATCCGTCGTTAAGATCTGCGCGACGCTGGCGATGCCACCGTACTGCTTCATCGACTCGACCACCTTCGCCCAGAACGTGCGCGGCACGGTGTAGCCGCCCTTTTCGGCCTGGGACACACCTTGTGCGCGAACCTCGGCCAACAATTTGCGTTCTTCTGGCGTCAAATCGCCGGCGCCGTGGCGCAGGAACTTCACAAACGCCTGGGAACGCTGTTCTTCCGGGTTCATCTTGTCGGCAGCGGCGGCAGCCAGTGCAGTTGAATTCGCATCGACGAAGCGCTGTTCGTCAGCGCGAAGTTCTTCTTCGCGCCCGATCTGCTCATCCAGCTTCTTAAGGTCAGCCTTCATGGCATCCCACTTCGTACGCTGTTCATCGCCCCAGGCACTCTCGCCTTGTGCATCGTGGTAAGTGCGCATTTCGCTTGCGACTTGAGCACGTTTTTTCTTCAGTTCAGCAAGGGTCATCGTTGACTCCGTTCAGATTGACATCAGTTCAAGGAAGCGTTCGCGTGCGCGACGCTCGTTTACCGCCTTGGTTACCAGTTCCTTCATGCCTTCTGCGTTCTTTCTCCAGCTGTCCAGCGAGCGCTGGGCGGCATGGCTATCGCCATAAGCCGGATAAGTAACCGGCGACACGTCCCGCAGCTCGGCCAGTTTGTGGATAGTTCGCACCACAATTTCTCCCTCGCGGCGCCATTCGTCACCATCAACCGCAACACGGAACGCGAAACTTGACCCGGTTAAATCGCCGCGCTTGAGAGGCGTCAACACGAGATCGCGAACCGTCTGCGTGTCAGGCGGGTTGATCGTGTATGCCAGGCCGCGAGAGTCGATTTCGAGGCCAAGCGTGTTGCTACGAGTTCGGCCGAGAACGAAGTTAGGATCGTGGTTGAAAAGTGCACGCACGTCGTCGTCCAGTACATCGTCAAACGCACCCGGTGCGATCTCTTCCATAAATGAGCCGAAAAGCAGCGCGCTACGGCTGTTGAATACTGCTGCATAGCCAGTGATCTGCGGCCGCGCTGCTTCGCCCTCACCAGACATGCGAAGCTCGCACGGCTGGTTGCCCAGCGTGCGCATTTCAAGGTCTTTCATCGTTATCCCTATTCGGTTTGATCCGGGGTAGCTGAAGCACCCGGCAGACCGACCTCGCGGGCCGGTTTGGCGTTTACGCTGATAAGCAGTTCGGACAGGCCTTCACGTGGACTCATGTCCTCCAGCGCACGGACCTCATTACGATCCATCCAGCCATCGGTAATTGCGTAGTGATAAAACTCAGCTCGCTCTTTGGGCGTTCCACGTAATAGGCCAGCAAGGTTGAACTTGACGTAATAGCCGGCGCGCCTTTCAGCAGCCGTGAACAGCTTGCAGTTAAGCTCCTGCTCCCAGTTCACCGCCCAGGGCATCACCGAGTAGCGCACAAAGCGGATGCTCTGCTCGGTAATGTTCGAATTCGTAGCCCGCTCCAAATCGTTGATCATGTCGGCCGGTACGTTGTAGATCGCCGCAATTTCAGTACGATTCATCTTGCGGGTTTCAAGAAACTGGGCCGCCTCCGGCGGTATGGTGAGGGCACGGTAGTCCAGATCCGCCGGCAGCAGCAGCGTTTTATTCTCAGACTGTATGAGGCGCGTGACTGCTTTATTCCAGAAGTCCCGCAGGCGAGCCCAAGAGTCGGTCTTTAGATCTCCCTTGACGGTCAAGATGCCTGTGGGCCGAGCGCCTCCCTCAAAGAACTCTCGGCCATAACGCTGTGCAGCCAGTCCAAGGCCCAACATCTCCGCATGCTGCTGGATTAGTCCCTTACCCAAGCGTCCCGCCGAGCCCAAAGCGCGGATATGCACCATGTCTTCTGGATGCACAGCCAGCAGCGTGCCGTCTTCGTCCTGCGTGCTGTATATCCAACGGCTGGCCGGCTTAATCAGCGTTGTGGTCCATGGCGTGCAGAACTCCAGACTGCGCAACTCGCCTGCCCGACTTCGAACGATGCGGGTGTACCCGTTGCCCCAGCCCAACACATGGTGCTGCTTGGTCTCGCGCCACTTGTAGCTGGTTTGAAACTCGTTGGGTTTAGTGTGGATGAGGTCAAAAGCGGGATGATCGGTAGCAACGCTTATTTTTTCGCCCTGCTTGCGCAACACTGCGGCAGGCAGTTGTGCCACGTTGCTGGATAGCACGTAGTGGCAGGCATAAACCGCCGAGAGGCTAAGCGCGGCTTCAGGAGTGACCGAAATTCGCTTTCCCTCGCCGTGCAGGTACTCTTGCAGGTTCTGACCTGTCAAAGGCACAGCGGGGCTTTCGATGCTACGACCTTCGAATAGCGAAGACAGAATCATCCGCACCTCCCAGCGGCAGCCCGCAAGGCAAATGCCAGCAACAAGACGCCGCCCACAATCATCGAAGACCCGATACCATATTCGACGTACACACCGGCCACCAAACAGCCAAGCCCAGCAACGCCGGCCGCATCAATCAGCAGATTTTTCATTTCACATCACCAGAATGTCGTCGTCGGTCAAGTAGTCCAATACTGACCCGTTACGCTCAGCGAGCATTGCTCGGCCGATTGCCATAATCAGCGCCACGGCACCATCAATCTTGTTGTCGTTGCCCTGTTTGATAGGGCGAACTACGTCGTCATTGCCAGGCAAGTGCTTGCCGATGACGTTGCTGATACACCAGGTCATGATCGGATTGCCGTCGTGATGGAATCGGCCCGACTGAATCGCGGCCTCCAGCTCCTTCATCGGATCGCTCATATTGGTGTAGTTCTGCACCACCGTAATCGGCGTTAACCCCTCATCATCCAAGTGGTGCGATAGGTTGGTGGCGCCACTGGGGTCGATTGGGGATTCCAACACTGGGTTTAGCCGGTTGGCGTCCTCAGCCTCGGCAAGAATCTCCCGATAGTCGATTTCCGCCCCTTCCGACGTGTGCAAATGCCCCGTGTTCACCCACTTCTGGAAGCGCTCCGCCATGCGCTTGTTGTCGGTGTTGCTCACCGTGTCTTCTGGAACCCAAAACCGTGGCGCGACGCAGTAGTAATGGCGCCTGCCGTCGATATCGCGGTAAAAAACGCGCGCCATACTGTTCATATCTAACTTGCGCGCCAGGTCAAAGCCCAAAATGCAGCTTTGACCCTCGAACTGCTCCAGGGTGAGCGTATCGTCCTTGCATGCCTCCCACTGCTGGAGATTGAAATAGCCCGCTTTGGCGGTCACCCAAAGGTTGAGGTGCTTCGTTTTGAAGGTGTTGGTAAACCGCGCTTGCTTGATTGCGCGTTGCTGCTGGCTAACGAGGTAATCAGCGTAGACCGACACCCCCATGTTGGGGTTTGCCTTCGCCAATACCTTGGGGTCTGTCCAGTCGTCCCCCTCATCCAGCGTCCAGATCCAGCCGAAAAGCTCATCGTTGGGCACCAGGCCCTCAAGCATCTCGATTACTTCGCGGCGCTTGTCGTAGCACGGACCCTCGATGTTCGTCCCGGCCGTGGTGATGATGAACATCAGCGGATGGCGGCGCGCGCCCATGCCAGTCAGCATGGTTTCGTACAGGGCGGCGCTATCGTGCTCGTGGTACTCGTCAACGATTGAGCAGGACGGCGACGCGCCGTCGCCCGGATTACCGATGATCGGCTCAAATCGGCTCCCGTCCTCTGGCCTGGCAAGCGCCTGAGCATTAACCTCAATGCCCATGAGCTCAACGAGCATTGGCGAACGCTGCACCATCAAGCGCGCGGGCCTGAAAACCTCCCACGCCTGCTTTTCCGTGGTCGCCCCAGAATAAACCTCCGCGCCAAACTCGGCATCAGCCACGAACATCGAAATTCCGACGCCCGCCGCGATGACGCTTTTCCCGTTCTTGCGCGGCACCTCCCAATACGACTCACGAAAGCGGCGCAAACCGCCTTTTTTCTTTACCCAGCCGAACGTGGCACCCAGGCCGAACTTTTGCCAAGGCTCCAGCGTTACCAACTGCCGTTTGAACGCCCACTCACCCTTCGTGTGGGGCATCAACTCGATAAGTGCGAGCTTTTTCTCCGCCTCGGCAGCATTAAATCGGTACGGAAACTTCGCCGATTTGCTAGCGGCGAGATCGTCAAGGTGGCGCTGGCAAGCCAGCACGACGTAGCGGCAGGCAGGAACTTTGCCTTTGACTACATCCTTTGCGAATTTCAGCGCCTGCGCCACCCTTGGGTACTGTGGCGCCGCCATCAATCAGCCCCCGCCTAACAGTGCGGCAAAGGGATTGCCTTTGCCCGCCTTCTTCGGACCCTGCAATCGCTGCCGGCTGGACGGGTCAAGTCCGAGAAGCGCACCATAGGTGGCCATTTGCTTCAACGCCTCATTGGCGACGGTCGCCGCAGGGTTCTTCAGCGGCCTGCCCTGCGGCCCGGCCACCACGATTCCATTCTTCAGTATGTCCTCTTCGGCCTCGCGGAACCGGCCATAGGCGGCGCAGTACGCTTCCAAGTTCTGGATATCGGTCGCCTGCAGGATCTTCTCCCGACATAGCAGCGGCGCCAGATGTTCCCACAAGTCGCGTCCATGCCCCTGCAACCATTCGGGCGCAAAGACGTTTGTTATCTCGCCATATGACGGTGCGTCGTTATTGAGCGCGCGCTTTCCCGGGTTACCGGCTGCCAGCTTCTTTGCTACCGGCTTTGGCTTGCGCCCGGATCGCCCAGCAACTCCTGGCATGGCCTACTCCATTGGTCAAAAAATGTGCCAGATTCGCTGGCGGTTAAATTTCATATTTCGCGGGCGTAAAAAAAAGCTTGGACGCGCCGTCCCTAGCGCCATCGCCCCAGGGATTGACCCACCCCCCCCCCGCTCGCCAAGGCGCAGCGGGTGCGCAGACGCGCCTTTACGCGCTCGCCTTGGTCGCGGGGGGCCCCTTCCCTGTGCTCGTTTCCCCATCTTCGGCCGTGCACGAACCGCTCCGTGTACATCGCGAAGGTCTCGGTGGGCGTCCCACAGCACTTATGACGATAAACTCTCACAG